GCGATTACGCTTTCTGGTCAAGTCTCTATCCGTTGGATTGAGGGTAAGATGAATGAGTATCTAAATAAACTGTTGCAAACAACCGAAGAGGATTACGTAATTGCATCTGACACAGATTCAATTTATCTTAATCTTGGACCTCTTGTTAATAAATTTTTTGCTTCTAAGTCTAGCGACAAAGCAGCAATTGTTTCCTTACTTAACAAGATCTGCGAAGAGAAGTTTGAACCATATATCGATCAATGCTATCAGAATCTGGCGAACTATGTCTCGGCATATGACCAGAAAATGCAAATGAAACGTGAGAATATTGCTGACCGTGGTATTTGGACTGCGAAGAAGCGATACATTCTTAACGTGTGGGATAGTGAGGGTGTTCGTTACGAAGATCCTAAACTTAAGATGATGGGTATTGAGGCAGTTAAATCATCAACTCCTGCTCCATGTAGGAAGATGATTAAGGATGCTTTGAAGTTGATGATGACTGGCACCGAAGAGGATGTCATTCATTTCATTGATAAGTCAAGGGAAGAGTTTAAAAAGTTACCACCAGAGCAGATTGCTTTTCCCCGATCAGTTTCAGATGTTCAGAAATATAAATCTTCCTCTGATATCTACATCAAAGGGACTCCTATTCACTGTCGCGGTGCTCTTTTGTTTAATCATTATGTTAAAGAGAAGAAACTTACAAACAAATATTCTCTGATTCAAAATGGCGAAAAGATCAAATTTTGTTATCTAAAAAAACCAAATGTAATCCATGAAAACATCATCTCCTTTATTCAAGATTTTCCACGCGAGCTTAATCTTGACAAGTACATCGACTATGACTTACAATTTGAAAAGTCCTTTGTCGAACCACTGAAAGCCATCCTTGATTCTATTGGATGGAATGTCGAAAAAACTGTAAACCTAGAACTATTTTTCTCCTAATGGACCTTCCTATCAACGATAAAGAACTTGCTACTATTGTCAGTGCATTGCGACTGGGTGGTGATGCTGCTCTTTATCAAAAACTGACTAAAATTAAACAGATTCGTGATGCCAATCCTGGTGGTTCTTATAAGAAAATTGCTCGTGAAGAATTTGGATTTGTAATTTAATGGATTTTTTAAAAGAAATTGTAAAAGAAATCGGAGATGACTATACCAAACTCGCAAGAGACATCGACGACACAGAACAATACGTGGACACGGGTTCGTACATTTTTAACGGACTTGTTTCAGGGTCTATATTTGGTGGTGTATCTGGGAATAAGATTACTGCCATTGCTGGGGAGTCTAGCACTGGAAAAACTTTTTTCTCCCTTGCTGTCGTCAAGAACTTCCTTGATGCTAACCCTGATGGTTATTGTCTATATTTTGACACTGAAGCCGCTGTTAACAAATCTCTTATCGCAAGTCGTGGGATCGACCTAGAGAGATTAGTTGTTGTTAATGTTGTCACAATTGAAGAGTTTAGGACCAAAGCCCTGAAGGCAGTTGATATATATCTTAAGAAACCAGAAGATGAACGCAGACCTTGCATGTTTGTGCTAGACTCTCTGGGTATGCTATCTACAGAGAAGGAGATCACTGACGCACTGAACGATAAACAAGTTCGTGACATGACCAAATCTCAACTGGTCAAAGGTGCATTTAGAATGCTGACTCTGAAACTGGGACAAGCAAATATTCCTATGATAGTTACCAATCATACCTACGATGTCATCGGCGCTTATGTTCCTACAAAAGAAATGGGTGGAGGCAGTGGACTTAAGTATGCTGCATCTTCAATCATCTATCTCAGCAAAAAGAAAGAAAAGGATGGAACGGAAATCGTTGGAAATCTTATCAAAGCTAAGACTGCTAAGTCGCGTTTAAGTAAGGAGAACAAAGATGTTACGGTGCGTCTTTATTACGATGAGCGTGGTCTTGATCGATATTATGGTCTATTGGAGTTGGGCGAACTCGGTGGTCTCTGGAAAAACGTGGCAGGTCGTTATGAAATAGGTGGTAAAAAAGTTTATGCCAAAGCAATCTACAAGGATCCAGAGGCATACTTCACTCCTGAAGTAATGGAAAAGTTAGACCAAATTGCAAAGAAGGAATACAGTTATGGAGAAAGTTGAGGTTCTAATCCTTAGAAACCTAATATATAATGAAAAATATCTTCGTAAAGTAGTTCCATTTATTAAATCAGATTATTTTGAAGACTCAAATCAAAGGATTGTATTTGAGGAAATCGAAAAGTTTGTTCATGAATACAATCAACCAGCAACCAAAGAAGTTCTTTGTATTGAGGTAGAGAAACGTCAGGATATTAATGACACGACTTTTACTGAGATTACAAAACTAATTAGCTATTTGGAAGATGTTCCAACTGATTATGATTGGTTATGTGATACCACAGAGAAGTGGTGTAGAGATCGTGCTATCTATTTGGCACTGATGGAATCCATTGCTCTTGCTGATGGAAAGGATAAAGAAAAAGATAGGGGTGCTATCCCTAGCATTTTATCAAATGCTCTAGCAGTTTCATTTGACACACATATCGGTCACGACTACCTGATTGATTATGAAGAAAGATACGAAGCATATCACAAAAAAGAAGATCTCATCCCGTTCGACCTTGAGTATTTCAACAAGATTACGAAAGGTGGTCTCCCGAATAAAACGCTTAACATTGCTCTCGCTGGCACTGGTGTCGGCAAGAGTTTGTTTATGTGCCATGTTGCGTCTTCCGCACTCTTGGGAGGGAAGAACGTATTATACATCACGCTTGAAATGGCTGAAGAGAAAATTGCAGAGCGAATTGATGCTAACCTACTCAATGTACCTATTCAAGAGATAACAGAACTTCCCAAATTAATGTTTGAGGATAAGGTGACAAAACTTGCAAACAGAACTCAAGGATCCCTAATTATTAAAGAGTATCCAACGGCGTCTGCACATGCAGGACACTTTAGGTCACTTCTTAATGAACTTGCACTTAAGAAGTCATTTAGACCTGATATTATTTTCATTGATTACCTTAATATATGTGCTTCCGAACGGTATCGCGCAGGCAGCAATGTCAATTCATATACAGTTGTCAAGGCAATTGCTGAAGAACTTCGAGGACTGGCTTGCGAGGCGAACGTACCTATCGTTTCTGCCACCCAGACCACTCGTTCTGGTTATGGTAGCAGTGACGTTGAACTTACTGATACCTCTGAGTCCTTTGGTCTCCCTGCTACTGCTGATCTTATGTTTGCCCTTATTTCAACTGAAGATCTTGAAGGACTCGGGCAAATTATGGTGAAGCAATTGAAGAATAGATACAATGATCCAACCATCTTCAAACGATTCGTAGTTGGTATTGATCGTGCCAAGATGCGTCTCTATGATTGCGAACAGTCAGCACAGGAGGATATTCTTGACAGCGGTCAGGATGAAGAGTATAATTATGAAGAACCAAAACCAAAGAAGTCTTTTGACGGATTCAAATTCTGACCTAGTAAGAACAGACATTCCTCATTACTATGAGATGACTTTACCTAATAGGTCAAAACGTCATTGTGGAACTTTAAAGGATGTTGAATGTGTTCTAAGCATATATCCAGATGCGGTGTATGCTAAGATACTTCTGCCACCTCCACCACGGACTGTAGATGTTCCATACGTAAGGCTTGATCCTGACTTGGAACTACCTATGCAACAAATCTTACCTGAAAGCGAACTACAACCTATTGACTTGACATGACCGTAGACACCGAAAAGTATATTGAATTTGTAAAAGGAGTAACCAGTGATCCCTCTTTGGATTATGCTGCATTTCTTACTCGTACCAACTCTCTTGAACTTCAAGAAGATTGTAATGTGACACAACTTTTGACTGCATCTCTTGGTCTCACTGCAGAGTCTGGTGAGTTTACTGAGGTTGTGAAGAAGATTATTTTCCAGGGTAAACCTTATACTGAAGAGAATGTCTTTCACATGAAACGTGAACTGGGTGATATTTGTTGGTATCTTGCTCAGGCATGTATGGCACTTGACACAACCTTTGATGAGGTGCTAGAAATGAATGTAGACAAACTGAAAGCACGCTACCCTGGTGGTGAGTTTGATGTTCATAAATCTGAAAACCGTAAGGATGGAGATTTGTGATTAATCTTGAGATGAGTATGAATGATGCAGTTCTTCTGCGTCATACTCTTTTTATGTACACAAAAGATCACCCTGGTTTCTTTTCTGATGATGCTATTTTAAAAATCAGAGAAATATCAAATCAGTTGGATAAAGGAATTGAAAGAGAGTTCGACATTAAACAAAAGGAGAAAGACCTATGAGTTGCGACATTAGTATTGATCTGAAACTTAATATCCATGAAGCAGCACTTATTCGTTCATATTTGTTTCAACATACCAAACAAGATAGTTATGAATTTCCCTCACAGAGAGCTATAATTATTCGTAAATTTATTCAACAATTAGATGAACAGATCGAAGCAAATCTTCCTGAAGATCACGATCACTGACCCTACGGGGTTCACGGGGTTATAGCTCAGTTGGTAGAGCGCCTGCTTTGCAAGCAGGATGTCAGCGGTTCGAGTCCGCTTAACTCCATAAATACCTAAAAAAGGTAATGGCAACTGACGCAAGAGAGACTGCCAAACAAGAGAATGGTTCTAGAGTTTTCTTTGAGCACGTCATAGAAAAGGGTAAAGAACCAACAGATAAAATGATGATAGGTATCTACGATGGATATAGTCCAGAGTGGAGAGATACTTATCGTAAGCAGACTGCAGCGTTGAAGAAATACTTGGGTTCAAATAGAGGATATGAGTATTCCAGAGATAATGGAATCATGCCCTATATTGAAGATATTGCGAAGAAAGAATGTGGTGTATCTGTAAAGGATCGTTGGAATCCTATGGATATTGTGCTAGTAAAGAAGAGTAAGAAAAAAGTTATTGAAGGAACTATAAAAGAAATTACCAATATTGATGGAATGTCAAAGGATGCAAAGTTGGGATTGCTTAATGCTTATATGAGAGAGACCCTGAATGAAAAATTACTTATTGGAGTTTCTCTAAAAGCAATTGCAAAAACTAAAAAGACTGCTAGTACTGAAGTTGCTAATGCTGGAGGAAAAAGCATTCCGACTGAAGTAGATATGGTAAAGGGGTCACTGAAATGCACTCTAACTTTAGGAAAGAAAAAACCATTCTTATTTGACACTGGGGAACTTGGATTTGATATGGTGACTGCTAAAGGTGGTAAAATTCATGGACAATCTAGAAACTTTCAATACTCCAAAGAGAGAAATCTAGTGCAAACTGATCTCACGCCAAAAGGAAAAGATGCCGGTGCTAAACTTGGAAAAGTTTCTAGTGTTGCATTAGATGCTTTCCTTGGGGGTATGGGATTGAATCGTCCAACATCAGCGGCTAAAGATAAAAACATTCCTCCTGTTGGTAAGTGGACTGACAGTGAAAAAAGATATTGGATTGATTTGTATAAGAAGTTAGATTCTTCTGGTATGGTTGACTTTGGTGAGGTTGCTGTGTATGAAAATAACAAAAGAGTTGCTGAGGGATTTGAAGCAGTCTTAGATTATGCCATCATTTATGAAATGAAGAAAGCGGACAGAAGTTCTGCCGGAAGATTCTCTTCCAAACTGGTCGCCATGGAGTGGGCAAACATATGGGTTACCATAGCAAAACAAGGTAAATCTCAAGAATGGTGTACCGCACTTTACTATGGTGCTAAAAAAGAATTTGGTAATTCTAATGGACCATTTTTAAAAATTTACTAAATAATGTATAAGGATTATCAATATAAATGAAAAGTTTCTTTCAGTTTTTGAATGAGGCTCAGTCGCAAGCAAGTATGCAAGCGAGAAAACTGAACCTTGTAAGTGATGGTCACGGAGGTTGGTTGAACTCCCGTGGAAAATTTGTTGCGACTACTGAAGATGGTAAGTTAAAGTTTGTTGATAAGAAGAAAAAGAAAGCAGAGGATGAAAAACCTGCACAAGCAAAATCGACACAATCAGAACCCAAGGCAGATTCTAAAAAGGCTGCACCTGAAGCGACTGGAGCAAAGAAAGCAGAGGCAGGTGCAGGTGGAGAAGGTTCTGGAGAGACTACGGAAACTCTGACTGTTGCATTTGGTCGTTTCAATCCACCAACTGTAGGTCATGGTAAGTTACTTGCTGCTGCCAAGAAAGCATCGCAAGGTGGTGATCTTAAAATATATCCTTCACGTTCACAGGATCCTAAGAAAAATCCATTGGATCCTGATATGAAGATTTCTTTCATGAAGAAAATGTTCCCTGATTATGCAGAGAACATTGTCAATGATGATGAGATGAAATCAATATTCAATGTTCTTATCGCTGCATCTGAAGGCGGTTATAAAGATGTTAATATTATTGTAGGTTCAGATCGTCAGTCTGAGTTTGAGAATCTGGCAACCAAATATAATGGAGAACTTTATGACTTTGAGAATATTCGTGTTATCTCCGCAGGTGTAAGAGATGCAGATGCTGCGGGTGTGGAGGGAATGTCTGCATCTAAAATGAGAAAAGCAGTTGTTGATGGGGACTTCAAAGCATTCCGTAGTGGAACACCAAAAGATCTGAATGATGGCGATACTCAAGCATTGTTTGATGCTGTTCGTTCTGGTATGAAAATCAAATCTAAGAAGAAAGAAGTTGTTGAGATGTGGGAGATTGCACCTAAGTGTGATCCAAAAGGTCTTCGCAATGAATATGTAAGAGGCAATATCTTTAATTTGGGAGATATTGTTGAAAACTTAAATACTGGATTGATTGGTAAAATTATCAGACGTGGAACCAATCATCTTATTTGTGTAACAGAAGAGGACTATATGTTTAAGTCCTGGATACGTGATGTTATGGAAGCTGTAGTAAATTATCCAGGTCCATCTGGTGTTCCCTCCGATCAAAGACTTGTAGGAACTGATGCTCATCGTGAGTATGTAATGAGACTAACTGGAACTGTTGGTGTGAAAAATTTAATAAATAAGTATAAGAAAAAGAAGTAGTCGTATCACCATGTCTGGAATTCATTTGAAAGATCTCTCCAAGGTCTATAAAGAACAGATTGCAGAGAAAAAAGATGATTCATATCTTGAGACTGATATGAAGAAACGTCAGAAAAATAATGAGAAGGCACGTAAAGATATGAAGAAGATGGGTTCTATGAGCAACCCACACTTTGGAGATGGTCCAACAGGCAGTATGTCTTCTGAGGAAGTTGAAGTTGAAGAAGGAATGCATCGTGATGCTAAAACTGGTGAAGTCGTAGATAAAGCAGAAGTTGGTAAGACTTATTATCCTAACATGCCTAAGAAGAAGACTTCAGTAGCTCTCCGTAAAGAGAAGATGAAAGAAGGACTTGATCCTGTCGGTAAGGAAGATGGTGATGTCAATAATGATGGTAAAAAAGATAGCACCGACTCATACTTGATGAAGCGTCGTAAGGCAATCGGTAAGGCAATTAAAAAGAAAATGTCCGAAGGTGTCCGTGACATCGATCCTGAGAAAGGAACTGCTGAGCGTAAGGCACGTCTTGAGAAAAAGCGTGGTATGAAGATGAGTGATCATCCTCAGTACAAAAAAAATCCTGATGAAGAAAGAATGCAGGTTTTTCAGAAACTGCAAAAGAATGTTGATCAAAAGAAAAAAATGAATGAAGAGAATATCTCCAACTGGAGACAAGATCTCTCTGAAATTATGTCCGATGATATTGACTCAAATCCAGTTAAAGAAAAAAAGATCTCTAATAAAATAAAAATAAACCCTAAACTGGGTGAAGCTGTTGAGGAGATTGGTGGAAAAATTATTGAGATGGTTGAATTGGTTGATGAAGAGGCATCAATGTCTCCTCAAGAATTGCAACTTCAAAAGAAGAAAGCAATGCTTGATAAAATGATCGCACAGAAAAGACAGCAGGGGTTGAACAAAGTAAAAAAGTCTGAACCACCCACGAAAGCGATGGGTGAAGAAATGGATTGTGCTCATAATCCACAGGGTAAGGACTGTCCTGTTCATGGAAAGAAAGAGTGTCCAAGCATCGTAAAATCTGAGATGGGTGAAGGTGTGCTTGATGCTGCACTTGAAACTGATAAGAAGATGGGTGAGTTACATAAAAAAGTTGATAATGATGTCAAGCGAATGAAAGATGGTAAGAAGTTTAAAGAAGAATTGTCTGTTGATCAGCAGATGAAAATCTCTAGGGATTACAATAGAAAGTCTCCTGAGGAGAAGAGAGCAGCAAACTCGAAATTACTTGGTGCTATAAAAAAAGTAAAACGTGAAAAGGATACCAGAACAGATGCTCAGAAGATGACCGATGCTACTGGTCCTCGTCCTGGTTCTCGTTATAGAGGTGACTGATGCCTGCCGTATCTAAAAAGCAGCAACGATTCTTTGGAATAGTTCGTGCCATCCAAAAAGGTGAGATGGCACCTACTACTCCTGAGACTGCTAAGGCAGCTGCTGACATGAAGAAGAGTGATGTAAAAGACTTTGCATCAACCAAGCACAAGAAACTTCCTGAGAAGAAAGTTGCAAAAGAAGCAACTGATTTTTCACAGAGAGACAAGATTATGAAAAAGGCAAAACCTCTTCATAAGCATCTCTATAGTAGACTTCACAAGAAAGATGCATCTGGTGATGTAAACGAAGAATCAAATCCTCGTATTCCTAGAAAGAAAGGACAACCTGCAAACTCTAAGAAGCATTCTGATCTCTATACTGATGAGAACCCTAAGGGAACTATTCATG